GCGTCCATCTGCGCCCTGCTGTTGGTCAGGCTGAACGGGCTATTCGCCCGCCTTTCGATCTCACCCAGGCGCGGGTCCGGGGCCGTCACTTGGTGGCCCCGGGGAGCGTGATGGTTACGGTTGTGCCGAGCGTCAGTGCGGCAACTTCGGATAGGGGCAGGAGGAATGCTACGAGCATCTTGCCTTCTGGTACGCGGTCCGGGTCGATGCTGAGTTCATTGGGGCTGGTTTTGATTTCGCGGCTCATGCGTTCATTTCCTTTTCGGTCTCAGTCAAATCCCGGTAGTGTCTCGCGGCGGGTTCCCAACTGCGCGCCTGCCGGATGTGCAGGTCTGGCAGTGGCGCGTCGTAGTCGAACGCTTTCCGTTCGTGGATGGCTTCGACCAGGTCCCGCCCCTCCGCGTCCTCAAACTGGGCCGCGGTCATGCTGCAATATCCTCGGTTTGCGATGTCAATGCATCCATGAGCTGCAGCCCAAGGTGCTTGGTGTAGGCCGGCGGGATGGCTTGGCAAAGTTCATTGCCGTTCATCCAGTCGATACCCATTGCTTCGGGGCCTAGGTACACGCCAACATCGCCGGTAATGGAGACATGCCAACCTTCTGCCCAAAGTTCCTTGCGGCGCTTGGTGGCCGTGCGGATGACGTGCTTCGGGTGCTCTGGCGGCGTGAGTTGGATATTGCTTTCGAAGCGGCGGTGCCGGTAGGTGCGGAGTCCGAACATGCCGCCGCAGAGGGTTATGCTGCGTTCCTTGATGAGTGGCGCGGCCATGACGTTCTCGATGATGTACGGCTTGCCCAGGGCTTCGAGGGCATCGCGGGTCGGCTCCACGAGGTCCGGGTACTCGATGTGCTTATGGAGTGCGCCAAGAGGCGTGTATGCCTGGCATGGCGGCGATGCGTGGATGGCATCGTAGTGCTTGCCGTTGCGCTCCAGGTAGGCAATAGCGTCGGCCTGCACGAACTCAAATGGATAGTTCGGCATCGGCGAGATGTCTACGCCCGTTACGTCGAACCCGGCGTCGGCGTAACCCTGCCCGGCGCCGCCAGCGCAGCAGAACAGGTCAAGCAATCTCGGTCGTGCGCTCATGTGTGGTCCTTCCCGGTTCCCCGGATCGTTGCGTGCGGTCATGGTGCGACTTCCCAGTGCCCGTGCGTGTCGCCGTCCCAGATGCGCGTCACGAGCCGGATGGGTGTCACAGCCGCCATTGTGGTAATCCAGGTAGTCACCACGGCCAGGGTGAAGTCCTTCACGTACACGACTGGGGCGGAGGTGGCCAGCTGCGCGCCATACTCCGTGCGGGGGGTCATGGCTGGGGCTCGAAAAGGACGGTCGCGGGGAGGGCGATGTCGTTGCGGGCGCCATATCCAGCGACGACATACCAGCCGTCGGGGAATCGGTGAAAGACTCCGCGCATGGTCCGAATAATGAAACTGTCCTCTTCCGACTCCATCACGACAGAATCGACAGCCAGCGCGTCCAGTTCCTCCACGGTGCTGATGGTGCGGGGCTTGGTGTAGCCCCCTGCGATCAGGGCATCCGTCACCATCTCGGAGTAAGTCATATTCCAGTCGGAGTCGAAGCATTTCTCCAGGATCGGAAGCACGAGCCCAATCAGATCGATAGCGATCTTCGGCAGGGCCGGTGTCGGGCGCCGGTGCTTGAATAGGCGGATCATTCGCCGGCCCCGGCTTTCGCTTCCGCGTAAGCGGTCTCCACGAACCGGAGTTCCTTGCGCGCCAGGTCCTTGGTGAGAACGGCCCGTTCGAACACCCGGAGGGCTTCGTCGTAGGCGAGGTCTGCGGTGGCGAACCGGGTCCACGCTTCACGCTTGAGCCGGCGCAGCTTCGCCACGTCGGCGAGACTGGCGGGCTTCGGGGCGCTCATGCCCGGACCTCACGGAGAGTCATCAGGGGGATGAGCGCGGAGTCCAGGCTGTGGTGCCGGCCGGGGAGGGCGACGCGGAACACGTAGTCCGTGATGCGGCGGGCGGGCCGCCATGATGCGCGGCGTCGGGGGTTTGATACTGTGGTGTCCATCCGAAGAGACCTTTCGGTGTTGGCCGCCCGGTCTATTCAAGAGTCCGGGCGGCTTCTTTATTGTCCTCAAAGCCTAGCAGAAAGTTGCGCACTGTTCCACACTTTGTGCGCGTGTCAGGCAGAAACTTACCCACCAATCTCACGGATCGTCAGGTCAGCACCCGGCACACCAACAGCCCACACCTTGCGGATATCCCAATGCACAATCCGGGCATCATTGGTGATCAGCCGGGACTTTTCCAGCGCATCGCCGATGGCCCGCTGGATCTTATCCAGGTCCGGGGCGCCCGCCGGGAAGTCCTTGAACTTCGTGGACCCCGGCCGGAGGATACCCACCGTGCCCGACACCGACACCGGCCCATCCCACGGAACCCACCCAGGACCCGCAGCGAGCCGGGCAGCAGCCTCCACCGCCGCACGCCACGCCGGAAGATTCTTTGACACCTCCACCATCCGGCCGCCGCCCACATGTTTCTTACTGCCCTGTGGCGCCGGGGTGCCATTCGCCACAATCCGGATGGCGCTCACGCGTAGAACCCTGACGGCTTGCCGCGGTCCCGGAGCATCGAGTTATGCCCGATGAAGTCCATTTCCGCCGTGCCCGTGATCCCGTGCCGGTTCTTCGCCACAATCATGTCCGCCTCATGCGGTGACTCCATTAGGTCGCGGTGCATCAGGATCACGACATCGGCGTCCTGCTCAATCGCGCCACTCGAGCGCAGATCGGAGAGTTGCGGGGTCTTCTGCTCCCGGCCTTCGTTCTTCCTCGAGAGCTGGGATAACGCAATGACCGGGACCCCGAGCGCCTGCGCCAACAGCTTGAGTTTCCGGGTGGTCTCCGTGACCACCTCATACTCAGACTTCCTCGAGTCCGGATGCTCAATCAGCCCCAGATAATCCACGACGACGGCGGCCAGACCGTGCTTGCGCTTCACACTCCACGCGTGCCGGGCTACCTGCGCCATAGATGCATCCCTCGAGGGATCAATGAACAAGGGCAGGTGCTCCCACCGCTCCCGGGCCCGGGATACCCGTTCCCAGTCCGCGTTCGTGAGTTGCCGGCGGGTGATCCGGCCCATGTCCACCCGAGCCTCCTGCGAGACCATGCGCAGCTCGAGCTCCTCATGGCCCATCTCCAGGGACGTAAACGCTACCGGGCCACGGTTGCACAACGACAGGGCCGCCTGGAACCCGGCGACAGTTTTCCCCACGGACGGGCGGGCACCGATCACGTACAGGGCACCCGGCCGCCAGCCCTGAATAAAGTGGTTCACGTTCACCCACGGCGACTCCACATAGGTCACGGGGGAGTCGAGGGAGTCCAGTGTCGCGTCGATCGTTTCGGACACCGGCCGGGTGCTCGAGCCAAGGCCGGCGGTGGCTTTCACGAGAGCCTCGAGCCCCTCCTCCGCCAAAGCCTCAACGTCAGCGCCTTCCTGCGCCCGCTGGTGCAGGTTCGCCGTGACGGCCACAAAGCGCCTGCGGGCCGCCTCACGCGCCACAATCCCCGCATGGTGCGCCACTGCCGCCTCAGGCACATAAACAGCCGTGAGCGCCCACACAGCGGCCGGGGTGACCGCCCTGCGCTCCGTCTCATCCAACCGGAGCGCCTCATCACCGACCGTCAACGGGTCAGCCGGGCGCCCCGATCCCACCACATCCTGGATCAGCCGGTAAATGATCTCGCCCTGAACTGTGGAGAAATCCCGCGGCTCGAGGCTGATCTCATGCAGGCACCCGCCGTTGGACTCGAGCAGTGCCGCGAGGACGGCCTCCTCGGCCGGGGTCACTTGATCGCCTTGCGGTTCAGGAACGCCTCGAGCGGCTGAGTACCATCCTGGTATTCCTCATACGCGGCCGGGGACAGCGCCCCGGTACGCACGGCACGGTTCAGCGCCCGCATCCCCTCAGACCAGCCCGCGCCGGCCAGCATCCGGTCCTCATCGGCCGGGTTCAGGTGGCAGCCGTTCTTGAACTGCCACATCCGGTCCTCCTCCATGGCACGGACCCGCTCCACAATGTGCGCCGGCATGATCCATCCGGTGTTGCTCTTGTAGTAATCCGTGACGGCGGCCAAGCAGTCCGGGAGGATGTGCGGCTCCAGGATCTCTTGCCACGCCATCGTTGCCTCATCCGGGGCGTTGCGATTATCGAAAGCCTGGATCTTTGCCAGGAGGGTACCGGTTTCAACAATGTCCATCTCATGCGCCTATCTGAAGTTGGGTTGGGGCCTGCTGATCCAGGCGCTCCTGGAGTGCCTGCGCCCGTTGGATCGTGTCCCGCATTTTGTCGCCCACGGTGGGCTTGGCGTTGGTGGCTCTCGAGGGGATCGGTTCGTCATTCCAGCACTCACCGTTCAGCCATGAGGAAAAGTGCTTGGTGAATCGCGGTTCCCGGTTCGGGTCATCCCGGTAACGGACCACCGCCGCGACCAGCAAGCCAATCCCTGCTGTCTTTGAAGCCTTGATGAACGCCTTGCCGGCGGCCTTCTTGTCCCGCTTCAACGGATACAGCGCCCACACCTTCTCGAAGTCCGCGCTGTAAGCGCCCGGCCCCGCCGGGGAGTCTGGTGTAAGGGAGTAGGGAGTAGGGAGTAGGGAGTAGGGAGCAGGCGAAGGGTTATCGAAAGGGTTTCCGCCGCCTGCCGGGGAAGGGTTTATGGAAGGGTTGCGGGAAGGGTTATAAGGAGGTAAATCGGAAGGGTCTATCGAACGCTTTGACAGCAACTCGCCACACACCCCCCACCCCTTTAGCGACTGGTTCTCCGCGTGCAGGCGGTTCAGTTCAAAGACCAACACAGCGCGCAGCGTCCGTGACGAAACCTCTGAGAATGCCCGCAGCATCGCCTTGGTGATATTCGGGGACCCAAGCAACCCGTCACTGCGGATGAAGGACCGGACCAGCATTTCGTCCGTCTCCTCATCGATGACCAGATACAGCCGCTCCGAAAGCTCCATGGCGGCTTCCTTGACGTCATCCACAGTCCAGCCGGCGGCCAACTGCGCCAGACGGCCGGGGTGCCACTCGAGCGCCCCGCAGAATGAGAGTTTCATCTGAGAGCACAGCAGCAAGTAGAGGTGCTGCGCGCCCGGCCCAAGGTCCAGAAAGTCGTCATCGATCCAAATATTGGTTTTGATCTGCGCGTATTCCCGGGCCATCAGAACCTCCTCGAGGGGATGTTCTCGTAAGACTCAAGAACCGGGTAATAGATGCCGTCCTGCGCGTCCGCGAAAGCAGACCGCGCAAGCCTCTTGTTCAGGTCCAGGTTGAACAGCTCCTCACCAAACTGGATTTCGAACGCTTCCGTCTTCAAGGCTTCTTCCTTTGTGGCGTAGCGACGTATGTCGATCTGCGTGATTTCGGAGAACCAGAACTTTTGCTTCCGGTGCTCACGAATCCGGCGGCTGGGGTTCTCGGTGTACCCGACGTATCGAGTTAGCCCGGAACTGTCCCGCAGCCAGTAGACGAAAAACCCATCGGACTGGTTGAACCACGCCACTAGGCTGCCCTCTTCGCGTCGCGGCGGTCCCGGGCGTAATCGGCGTTGGCGTCCCGGCACGGCCCGCACAGGGGTACGGCGTGGCGGCGGTGGGCTGAATACCCGGCGACCGTCCCGCACTTGGCCGGTGACCAGCCCCGGGTGATCTGCCGGGCCTTCACCCGCTTCCGGTAATCCCGGTTATAGGAAGCGACGGCGTCCCGGCAGTCCGTGCACGGATCTTCCCCCACGGCGCGGTGCTTCATGTACCCCGACCGGGTCCCGCACACGGCCCCGGCATAACGTCGGGTAGCCAAGGGTTTCGGGGCGGGCAGGTGCGCGTCGAAGTCACTGCCGCCATAAACATACCCGGCCACTACGCTGCCTGCCGTTCCCGGTAGCCGGCCGAGTAGACAGCCTGCGCTTCCTTGCATCCGTCGCACGCCGGGACACCGTAGTAGTAGTGCGCCCTATACCCCGCGGGACTCCCGCACCTGTCAGGCGTCCACACCCTCCGCGCCCGCCGCTGCACACGCTTCACCGGGACATGGTCGGCCGCAGCACCCTCACAGTCCGCACAGGGCGTCTCCCCGGCCCGCACGTGCGCCCGATGGCCGCTGACCGTGCCGCAGCGTGGCGTGAACGTGTAGCCCCGCATGTACTCTGCGTTGGCGCCGGCGCACGAGTCACACGGTTCTTCTTTGTTGTTCTGGTGCTGCCGATACCCCGGCCGGGTCCCGCACTTCGACACGGGGAGGGGTTCGGACATGTACTCCGGATCGGCAAGGTTCGTTCCCTTGAAGACGTACGCCATTACGCTGCACCTCCGAGGTCCAGTGCGCCGTTCTGCAGTCGCGTTTCGAGCGATAGCTTGAGGTAGTCGGCGCTCAGGTCGATGCCGACGTACTTGCGTCCGTTGTTCTGCGCCACGAGCCCGGTAGTCCCGGAGCCGCTGAATGGGTCCAGTACGGTCCCACCAGGCTTGCATCCTGCCACGATGCAGCGGCGGGCAAGTTCCTGCGGCATGACAGCGAAGTGGGCGCCCGGGAACGGTTGCGTGTTAATGGCCCACACGTCACCGGGATTCTTCCCCCGCTCAATGGATGCATCGCCCTGCTTTTCCCGGATGGGGTCGAGGTCGAACCAGTACTTTGGCGACTTTGAGAACATGAATAGGTTCTCGTGCCGGCCGCTCAGCCTGTCTGTGACTGATTCAGGCATGGCATTGGGTTTATGCCAGATGATCGAGTTGCGAAGAATCCAGCCGTCATCTTGTAGTGCGAAGGCTACGCGCCAGGGGGTGCCAATCAGATTTTTGTTAGGTAGTCCTGATGCGTCCCCGGCGCGTCCACGGATGTCGCCATAGGTTTTACCGCTATCGATCCCGGTTCTCCCGGAGGTTAGGTTTCCGCCCCTCGTGCTGTACGAGTCGCCAATATTCAACCAAAGAGTGCCGTCATCCGAGAGCGCACGCCTTAGCTCCGCGAACAGTGCCCGCATGGTTTCGGCGTAGGCTGCCGGTGATTCTTCTAGTCCATACTGTCCGCCGCTACCGTAGTCGCGAAGGCCGAAGTAAGGCGGGCTGGTAACGATGCAGTCAACGGAGCCTGACTCGAGCGTGCGTGCCACGTCCAGCGAATCGCCGTGGTGCAGCGTTATCGCGTCGTCCTGGTAGTAGAGGCTCATGCTGCACGGCCGTTGATGAGGGTGTGGGCGCTGGACCTGTCCCGACCCATGGCGTCCCCGGCCTGCTGGTACGTGGCGCCGGCGTCGATGGCGAGGCGGGCGAGTTCCCTGCGGATGCGGCCGTGGGCTTCGTAGGTGGCGGAGACCTCCGCCAGCATGTTTAGTACAACGTCTGGATTTGTTATTGCGTCCGTCTTGGGCGCGGGTGTACGATCGGTCATGAAACCATTCCTCCCAGGTAATGGTTGGCCCGTCTGGACGTTTCCGCGTCCGGCGGGCTTTTTCGTTTGTCGGTTCAATCAGTGTACTCACTGTTGCACAGTCTTACCAACTGATACGCGGGTAGTTACGGCGTGTCGCGCACGAAAATTACGTGACGGTACTCAGGTGCGCATTGTTGACCTACTTGGGCACGCAAAAAAGGGCCGGCGTCCGAAGACACCGACCCCTCGAATCGAGTGACTGGCCTAAAAGGGCGGAGCCGTGTCGATCCCGCCCCACGGGTCAGACACCGGCTGCGGCGCCTGCTGATTGCCCCACTGTCTGCCCTGCTGGCCGTTATCCTTGCGTTGCGTGCGGGCCACCTTGGCCGTGGCGTACTTCAGGGACGGCCCCACCTCATCGACTTCAAGTTCCACGACGGTGCGCTTCTGCCCGTCCTTCTCATACTCGCGCTGCGTCAGGCGGCCGGACACCACCACCCGCATACCCTTCTGGTCCAGCGACTCGGCCACGTTCTCGCCAAGCTCACGCCACGCGCTGCACCGCATAAACAGAGTGGTGCCGTCCTTCCATTCATTGGCGTTCCTGTCGAACGTGCGCGGTGTGGAGGCGACCGTGAACGAGGCTACCGCGGCGCCGGCCGGGGTGAATCTCAACTCGGCTGGGCCTGTCGTGTTGCCTATAATCGTGAGGATAGTTTCATTCGCCATGTCTATGCTGCCTGTTCTGTGAGGGTGTACTTCGTGAGGTAGTCGGGGTGGAAGCCATGCCAGTGGAGGTCCGTTTCAGGTGTCCGGCCAGAAACGATCACCACCGGGACCCCCTCATAGCCGAGAGCCTTGATGGCCGCCAAATCATCCGGGGAGGTGGACACGTCCACTGACTGGTAATCGACGCCGCGGACGTCCAGCCAGCGTTTCGTGGCCCGGCAGGGCTGGCAGTTCGGTTTGGTATAGACGGTTACGGTCACGCTGCTGCTTTCTCTGTGATGGTTCGGTGGTAAAGGTTGTCCAGTAAATTCCAGGTGCCGGTGCCACGGTCGTAGAACGGTGTCGTTTCGGGGTCTTCCCACCGCGACAATTTCCAGCCGTACCCCCGTGCCGCCGTCGCCCACTTCGCGTCGGACTCGATCAGCCCGTTCACAAGTGAGCAGAGAACTAAAATATTGGCCGGGGTGTCAAGGAGTTTGCTACCTCCCATGCCTTTCGAAATTCTGTGCTGCGGCACGAACGTGTCCTCCCGGCCGCTGCAGCCACAGACACACCTCAGATCCCGGGCGAGGAAGAGCGCGAACTGGCGGCCGTTCACTTGCCCACCTCCTTAGCGTGATAGGGGCAGTAAATGTCGGCGGTTGAATCGTAGGGGTCGTATTTCCACTCGCCCATCAACTCCCGCCAATTCGACGCGGTCATTTCGTAGTAGTCGATTTTCCATTCAGTGCAGCCGCTTTCGTCGTCGCACGTGATGATCGGTGCCGTGGCTTTCATGCCGCCATCCCCTGCCCCGCACCCTGCGCACTCCACTCCGAACGGATGGCGGAGTTCAGTGACCGTCCGATGTCGAGCCGGTCCCGCAGCACGCGGATGGATTCCCGCGCCGCCCGCAACACCTGGTCCGCGATCTTCGCATCCAGCTTCTGCGTCTCCGTCTCCAACACGGCCGTCTGATTCCGCAACCCCTCAGCACCGGCTGCAGCGATGAACGCCCGGGCGTAGGCGACCTCGAAACGGGACCGTGCCCGGACGGCCGCCTCATCCAGCCTGCTGATTTCGTTCTGCTTGTTATCCAGATCCCGGCCGAGTTGGGCGAGTGTCAGGATGACGTCGTTGACTGTGGGGGTGCTCATGCTTCCTCCAGTGCTGTGATGTGTTCGGGCAGGACATGGACAGGCTTGCGGTTGATGTCAAAGGCGACCTTGAATGCCCGGGTGGTGCCATGGTCCAGCCAGCAAGCGGGCTCATCGTAGCCCGCGTATGAGGTGCCGCCCTGCTGGAGGGTGGCGCGCTGGGTGATGAACCCCTCCCCGACATCCGGGGCCGTGGAGTACTTCAGCATCGACAGTCCGGAATGGAGATGTCCTCGGGTGAACGACTGCGGCACCCACAGCTTCCAGTGCAGTCCACGGTGGGTGGTCGCCCCGCGGTTGCGGGGGATACTCATCAGGTCCAGAGCGGACTGGAGCAGATCCTCCGAGCGCGGACCGTTGAGGTAGATGCTCACCCTCACCAGCCGGTCGGAGTACCGGACGCGCTGACCCAGCTTTACGTCGCTCATGCGGCACCGATCCGGGGAAGGTTGTCATTCAGCTCAATCGGGATGAACCCTTCACGCCACGCCCGGACAACGGACAGCCCGCGGTCCTTCGCCGTGTACGTCAGGGTGAACTTGGACGGGTCAGTAGCGGGCTTGAACTCCAAACCCTCCACCAACTCGCCTTCCTCCGTGATGTAGTTGGTGTCCGCGAGTTTTGCGTCCTCCACGATGTGCGCGACAGCGGCGCCGGTCAGGCGGGTTTCAGTCCACGCCTTCACGGGTGGATGCTCGACAGTCTCAATAAGGTCCGGGCGGTGCGTCCTGCACCACTCCAGCAGGGCCGCCGTGTTTGTCACCACCGGTTCGGCCTTCGACTCGTTCAGTGTCAGCGTAGCGACCTTGTCACCGGACGGGAGCTGCACGGTCCACGACTTGTTACCCGTCTCCTTGTACTGCTCCACCAACTGCCCCAGTACCTTCTTGCGCTGGTCCTCATTGACGTCCTTCACCACTGTTGCCATGGCACCCATCAACGCGGTGCGGAGGGTTTCATCCTTGATGCTCATACCACTGCCCCTTCCAGGACGTTGTCAGCCTGTTCGGCTTCGGTGATTGCTTTGAGTTCCTTCGTGATGCCCGTGATCAGCCAGGAGTCATCCGGTGCGCCCGCGTTCTTCGCCGTGTGGCGCAGTGCTTCGAGCTTGGGCCGGTTTCCCCGTGCGTCGGTGAAGAGTGCTTTCCAGTCCGGGGCGGCGGCGGGCTGGGTATTGGCGGCGGCCTGCCGCGCGTGGAGTGCAGTGGCCCCAGCGTCCTCGTTCGGGTTCGCCTGCGGGCGCTGGGCGGGGGCCTCATCCGGGACTGCAGCCGATGCTTGGCCGTCAGCTTCGGAGTGCTGCCTGGGCGACGTCGCATCCACGCCGTCAACACCCAGCGCCCGCCACAGCCAATCCACGGAGAAGTCCTTGACAGTCTTCTTCTCACCCACCGGCACGTCCAGCTTCAAGGACCGGACCCCGCCGATGTACGTTTCCCCGCGGGCCGGCATCTCCACCACCACACCGACGTCGAACGGGAGACCCTTCTGTGCCTTGACCTTGAACGTCTTCTCCTTCGTCGGCTGCCCGTTGCCGTCCATTACCGATACGACGTCGAGCCGGGCAGTGATGAGGGACGGTCCATTGTGGGAGCGGAGGATGTCGATGACGTCATACCAGCGGTTCGTGGCACGGTTCCACAGATCGTGCCCGATGGTCGCCTCACCGTTGGAACCCTTGCGGCGGGTATTAGCCCGGGCCTGCGCCTCATCGGAGAGGAGATCCCAGAGGCGGGTGCCGGAGTCCAGGACAATCAGGTTCGGTTTCCCGTCGACGGTCGGCTCATCCTTGGCTTCCTGAAGCTTCGCGAGGATCTGCGCATACGTGCCGTTGTGCGGGGCGATCTCGAACCGGACGCCGGGGATGGCGCCATACTCGTCCGGATCGTCTTCACCAACACCGATCCAGAACGTCCGGCCGATCAGGTCAGAGGATGATGCCTTGGCCGCGGCGTAGGACTTGCCAGCCTTTTCGCCGCCGGCCAATAGGGTGATGGGCCACGGCGGTTTGCCGGTGGGCTTTCGTGTCTGGATGCTCATGCGTGGGCCTCAAGCTTTTCTTGGTAGGCGAGTTCGTGGGTGTTCGGCGCCCATCCGGCGGTGACGGATTCGCGGTCCTGCGGTGTCGGGTCAACCTCTGCATGGCAGGAGCAGAAGCAGATGTCTTTGCGGCAGTCCCCGCAGCGGACACGGCCGCCGCAACAGCACTGGATGTTCATGAGTCGTCCCTCGATTGCAGGTAGCGGTCGTAGTCGTCGTCCATGCGGGCGTCGGCGTCGTGCACGGAGCAGAGGTCGCCCTCTTCGGTGACCTCGTTCTCGCAGTATTCGGCGGGCTCGTCGCGGGTCTGCCGGTAGGTCTGGGCGGGGCAGTAGATGGGGTCCGGGGCGTGGGTAGCGCGACAGTTCACGTCGTGAAATCCGATACCTCCGCAGGACTTGCAGATCATCACTTCCCCTCACACTCCACGCAGCCGGTACCGGGACGGCAGAGGAGGTGCGCGTCGTGGTGTCGGGCGGGGCCGATGGAGACCAGGAACCCGATGAGAAGCAGCAGGCAGGGGAGGATCGTCCAGGTCATGCCGTCACCGCCCTGACTGCTTCCACTACCTGCGCGGTGTAGGCGTCGATGCCGTCCATGTCCGTCAGGACATAAGACGAGGTTGAGGCGTAAAACTCAGTCGTGGTGCCGAGTGTGTAGACGCTCAGGTGCGAGACGTCCGAGAACTTGGACGCGGCGTCAGCGAAGGTCAGCTTGATCGTCCACTGGAGTTCCGGGTAGATGGTCTTGGCCTGTGCGAAGAGTGGCTCCAGGCGGGTGTGGGCGTATTGGGCTAGTGCCAGGACGGCGTTCGGTTTGGTATCGTGGGTGGTGTTCACCATGACTCCCTAATCGGTTGTGGTGTGTTGAGGTCCGGGAGTCTGTAGCTTCCGGGCCTCTTTTGTTGATAGATCTAAACTTACCACTTGTTGCGCAGTGTTGCCAACTATGGACGGGCGTGTCGTCAACTTTCCTCCGGTTCGTGCGCAACTTCCTCCCACAAACCAATCGGCCGGCGCCCAATCGTCCACCGCATGTTTGGAAACCGGGCCCTGGCGTCATCCCTCGCGCCATCGAACGTGTGGAACCCGCACGAGAGGGTCACGTCCCCGTCCCGGGCCGCGTACTCCCAGCCCGCCCGCTCCACCCACCCGGAACGCTCCACGGCCTCCACGGCGGCCCGGGCCTGCACGTCGAGGAGTTGGTCCGGGGTGTGCGCGGCACCCTCAGAGTCGTTGATCGCCTGACGGACAGCAGGGACCAGATCGGCGGCGGTCATTCCCCGCCCCTTCCTCGTTGCTCATCCATATATTCATCGACGCTCAGCCCGCCCGTGAAGTCCGGTGCGATACCCAGCAGGTCCCGGACGTCTATCTCCATGCCGCCGAAGTGTTCCTGGCAGTCAGGGTTGGGTTCGTACATTGACCCGGGCTCCACGGCGCCGTAGTGCGTGGTCCAGTACTTCTCGGGCGTGACGAAGCATGTGCAGTCGCTCATCGGTTCACCCTCGGCTGTTTGGCCCGGTACGCCTCAACATCAGCCCACGGGATCCGGATATGGTTCGACTGCCCGCCCCGCCCGGTCTTGTACGCGTTCGGGAAGTCCCCGGAACGGGTCATCGTGCGGACGGTCTCCGGGTGGAGACCCAACGAGTCGGCGACCTCGGACACTTTCAGGTCACGGGTCAGGGTGGTCATGATGCAGCCTTCGGTTCAGCGGCGGGGCTCTGATAGCCGCGCCCGCTACAGGTCAGACAGAGGTCTGCGCCTCGGTAGCAGTGGATGGCTCGGCATCGTCCACCGGACCGCCTCCCGGTGCCTTTGCATTTCGCGCAGACAGTCCCTCGCCCAGTTGAGTCACATGCGGCACACGCGATGCCACCAGCGAGGACGCGTTTCGTCTCGGCATAGGTTCGCGGCGCGTTCCCATCGGAGCGGGTGTCCATCTCATGGCGCAGGAGTTCAACTAGGTGATCCCACTCAGGTAGTAGTCGGTCCCACGCGACTGACCGGCCAGCCATGCGGGTTTGCAGGTCCGGAGTACTTAGCCGGCCATCGCAGTAGTTGACGCAGCGCAGTAGGTCGCTCGGGTCCCATGGATGATCGCTGCCACCATAGGCAATCGCGTTTGATGAAAGACCCATCTCGTAACTCCGCCAGCTCACGCGGTCACCTCCTGCGGCAGGTGCGCGGCCTCGTACCCGGCGTATGCCATGGCTGACGTGAACGAGCTCCACGTCTCCTGACCCTTCGGCGTACGGACATACCAGAACCTTTTCGATGGGACCTGGACCAGGCAGCAGTCCTTCTTGCACTGGAATACGTGGATCGGTTTCATTTGGTACCGCCTTCTGTGAGGACTTGTTGGGCGCGGCCTGGTACCCAGTCATGGAATCCGGTCCCGTAGGAGCCCTGTGCCGTGTGCGCTTCGGGTGGCAGGTCGCATACGTCGCAGGCGAGGATTCGGGCGGCCAGATTCTTGGCTTCCATAACGGGTGAGGGTGCCGTTACGACGGGCCGTGGCGGCGTGTAGTCGCGAGGCGTGGCGGTGCCTTGGAGGGATGCCAGCAGCACGCGGGCTACCCGGTCAAGCTGGGCCGGCGTCGGGAGGGGGAGCGCTGCAGCAATGGCTCTGCGTTCGGCCGCTAGGTCAGTCAGGGCGATTATCTGCGTCATGACGTCACCGCCGGTTCTTCGGTGAGTGGAACGAGTGCCACGAACGGCTCTCTGGTTTGTCCTCTGGTTAGGACGCTGAGTTCTTCAATGATCGTCAGCATTCGGGCGCGCCTGATCCCCTCGGCTGCATCAGTGCTAACGCTGAGGAGTTCTTCAAGGGACATCTCCAGAGCGTTCGCAAAGCTGCACAGCTCGCTCACTGTCATCTTCCGACGCTTCTGCCCCGGAGTAGGGTCCAAGATCTTCTGAAGTGACGTGAAGTGAATCCCTGAACCCTTGAGGCGGTCAAGTAAATCAGACAGGTCCCAGCCCCGCCAGTGAAGTTCGAATCTGATTCGGTCCACCAAGGCATCGTCAATCGTGTGCGGAAAGTCAACGTCGCGGGATTTCATCGGGGGATCTCCGTGGCGGGCTTGCGGATCTTCGCGGCGTCCACCCCAAGGTAGCGAGCGACCTTGAGTAGTTTGCCGTCCGGGATCGCCCTATAGCCGGTCTCCACATTGGAGATGCAAGACGCTCTGGAATATCCAGCGGCGGTTGCCAGCTCCTCCTGCGTGATTTCCTTGTTCAGGCGCAACTGCCGGATGATCCGGCCAGTCCTCGCGGGGTCAGTGTCATTGTGAGTGCGCGGCTTATATTCGCGGCTTACCTTTTCGGTGGTCATAGGTCAACAATACGCAACACTGCGCGACAAGGCAAGCAAGGCATGACAAGAGTGTGCAACTAAGGTTCAAAGTACAACCATGTAATATTCGAACATACTTCCGAATGGTGGCCGAGTTGCAGAATGTTGTGACTTGTTGTGCAGTTTTCCCTACTTGTTTACGCGGGGAAAACGGTTGACCATGGGCTTGTGAACGAAAAACAGGCACTCAAAATCATCGGGGAACTCATCCGCGAAGCACGCGTCACAGCGGGGTTCGACAAAAGGCCGTTCTCCCAATACGCAGGCATCAACCCCCGGACCCTCGCGAGCATGGAGGAAGGGGACCGTGTCGCATGGGAAACCAACCAGCGCAAGGTGGAAGACGCCTTGAACTGGCGCATCGGCGCCATCCAGGAGATCCTAAACAACGCCACCGACATTCCACCGGAGTCCGTCACAATGGACTTCATGAAGCAGGGCGCCGGCCAGGAAACATGGAAAGACCTGGACGCCGAAGAAGTCGAAGAGATCAAGCCCGTCACCCGTGCCGGGGAGCTCTCAAACGAGGAGCTTATTGGGGAACTTGCATATCGTTTGCGTAACAAAACGCTCCCAAACTCCCCGAACATCAGCCACGGATAGCCCCTTACCGGAAAGTAGCCTCCCGGATATGGGTAGGGAACACTGAGCAACTGTTGTATGGTCACCGTATCCGCCCATTCGGGGGAGATATAAGGCTAGGGGAACCGCAGCATGTTGAAGGCAACGCCCGCTGGGGGCACAATCACCACCCACTCACAAGACATGCACGCACGCGGGCACGCCTTCTATCACACTGACTGCCCCACCGGATGTGAGATGGCAGGGAAGTGGGCGGCCCGAAGACTCATCACACCCCGCGACTTCCTCAACGCAGCCCGCACCGCCCACGGTCTCGAAGACATGGCCGACGTCCTCGCCGTCGAACCCGCCGACGTCTGCAGCTACATGGCCGGCCTCGACCCCGATGAGTGGTTGATCATGACCCGGCTCACCGGCCACCCCGGCATCTGCAAGGAGTAGCTATGAGGGTTGAGGATAGGTGGCTGCGGAAGGACCGGACCCGCACACCGGAGCATGGGAAGGGCCTGCGGTGGCGGGCCGTGTGGATGGAGGGCAGCCGGGAGCGGAAGAAATCCTTCAACTCCAAGGACGCCGCGACCCGGCACATCGCCAACCAGGTAGTCAACGGGCCGGCCTCACCCAACGCAGACCTGACCATCGGAGAACTCTGGCCCCGGTTCCGGTCCACGAAGAACAGGATCGGCGCCGGATCCCAACAAGCCTATGACGCGGCATGGTCCCACCACCTCCAGGACCAGTGGGAGGATGTGCGTGCCGCAGACGTCACGGCAGCCGACCTGCGGGAATGGATACCGTCACTGGTCACCATCCACGGCAAGCCCGTTTCCGCCGCCTACGAGGGGTACCTGATGGGCGTCATTAAAGCGTTGCTCGAGCATGCGGTGGAGGCGACCGCGATCACAGTCAACCCGATGGCCCGGATCAAGCGGCGGAAGAAGAAGACCAAGGCCCGCCGCTACCTCACCGTCGCACAGGCTGATGCCCTACTGAAGGCGATAAAACCTAATAACCTGCTGGTGCTGTTCATGCTCCGCACCGGGGCCCGTAGGGGGGAGGCTGCGGTGGTGACGGTGGAGGACCTGGACGTGCGCCGGCAGCGGGTCCGGATCCAGTCCGCCATCGACGGTGACGGCGGGGAAGGCGACACGAAAACGGGGGAGCATCGGGACGTGCCCGTGGCAGGGGAACTGCTGCGGCGCCTGCAGGAGGCTGCGAAAGGCAAACGCCGGGGCGCGTACCTGATGCCGGACCCGGAGGGGAACGCCTGGACCCGGCACAAGTGGCGGCCGGTCTGGAACAAGGCCCGGGGGGCTACGGGAATGCCCGACTTCGACACGCACGAGCTGCGCCACACGGCCGCGTCGTGGGCGATCCATGCCGGGGCGAACGTGAAGACCGTCCAAGCCATGCTTGGTCACGCATCGGCCACCCAGACGCTGGACACGTACAGCCATCTCTGGAATGACGAGCTGGACGCCATCGTCGGCAGGGTCGATGACTACCTCGATGCCCAGCGTCTGGAAAACCATTCCTCCCCACACCCCCCCTACGGCCGGAAACTCCGCGCCGTTTAGGGGTTTCCGCACGACTCATAATCGTGAGGTCGGGAGATCGAGCCTCCCCACCGCTACAAGTTACACAGCCCCGCCGATCCGGTTCTAGCCCCAGGTTGGCGGGGTTTTTGGTGCCCTGCCCGGTGTGGCGTGTTGGTGAACTGTGCGCGACAGTAGGTAAGCAAGAGTGCGCAAGTTACATTCCACTCAAACCTCCTGCCGTACCCGATCCCCCCTGGTTCCTCCCTGAGACGACAAAAGGCGCCCACCGCATGAACGGTGGGCGCTACTTTTTGTCGCAATTTGGTTGGGGCACTTAATCGGTCGAAAGGACCGTTTATCATGGGAGCAATCACATCTGATCTTTTGGGGGACTCTTGCGCCGTTTCATTACTGCCGCCACGCTCGCTATCGCCGTTGCTTTGACATCCGGTTGTGCGGCATCCCCGCCGCAGCCGGATGCCAAGGTCCAGGACTACTACGAGAAGAACGTAGTGAGCCCCACGGCGAAGCCGACCGTGGCATCCGTCGATTGGGCTGGCCGAACCTATGACGTGTTCGCCGTGATGGGTCAGTCCAACGCGCAGGGCTGGGGCCTTGGCATGGATATTGGCGGACCGGATGCACCCTCTAACAGCATCGCCCAATACGCGGGCACCGGGATGTACATGAATGACATCATTCAGGCGCAGGACCCGCTGCAAAACCACTCGCAGGGGCCAGGCGTGGGGTTCGCCATGCAGTTCGCCCGCGAATACGTGGCGGCGAAGAACCGGCCCGTGATGCTCGTCCCCACCGCCGAGGGGTCCACCGGATTCACGCCCCGCCAGAGCCTCACATGGGACCCTGACGTAAAGACCGGAACGAACCTCTACGACTACGCCGTAACCCAGATCAAGGGCGCACTGAAGGCCAGCCCGCAAAGCAAGCTCAAAGGCATCTTCTGGCAGCAGGGCGAAACTGACACCGAATCAATGACCGGCCCGCAGTATCAGGCGAAACTTGACGAGATGATCGGCAAGCTCCAGGCAGAGTTCCCTGGCGTGCCGATACTCATCGGGTCGATGACGCCGGACTGGATCAAGGGAATCCCCGCCCGTGAGGCCATCGACGCAGTTCACCAGGCCACGCCGGACAGGATCGCCAATACGGCATTCGTGGCTGGCCCGGCAGGCCTGGTGAATCCGCAGGAGATCACGCACTACAGCGCTGCCGGTGGGCGCGAGCTTGGCGCACGCTATTACAAGGCGTACGCCGCGCTCGTTCCCTAGGTGGGCGTGACCATGATGGATGCGCCTGCGTAGATCGCGGGTGTCCCGTAGTTGCCGAGTAGCAGGGTTGCTGCTGCGGTACCACCGAGGTAAGCGCACATTTTCGCGGTCTTCGCCTGCCCTGGTGTTCCGGTTGTCAGCGGCATGCGTAGGGAGAATCTGCCGTTCGTGATCTTCGTGGATACTGTACGCACGGCCACGAGCGCGTTGGATTCATCGAACATGCCGAAATAGACCGGCCCTGCCGCTGTCTGATCCAACAGTCCCTCGACGGTGACGATTACGGTTCCGGAGTCGGGGACAATGTAGCTTGCCGAGACGCCCGCGACTGCCGAGGCCGTGGTGTTCAGCACCATGTCGGATTGGACGCCGGGCATGTTTTCCACCGCGATGGGGCCAGCTGGGATTTTCGCCAAAGCCTTGGCTTCTGCGAGTGGTTGTGCGTTGCGAGAGTCGGCCCAGAAGTTCCGGAATTTCGCCTTCGTCTTGCCCGCCACGTTCGTGTCCCGGTACGGTTCAACGAACACAAACGGGGCCGCGACGCCCATGGCCGGATGACTGGCGGTATGCCTTTCGCCGTTCGGCAGTGTCAGGTACACCTTCTGGTTTACCGTGTCGATGACGCCTTCGACGCGGTGCAGGGTCGTGCCGTCCGCAACAAGGTTCGGTGTGAACAGGCCACTGATAACCGTTGTCGGGGAACCGCCCTTCGTGATGAACACGGACAGACCCCATGAGTCCGGGGCGATGGTTAGATGGAACGGGGAACGCGGCACGCCCTGCCCTGCAGCCTGTGTGACCTTGATATCCTCTTCCATCGCCGCGATGGCCGCAAGACCGCCACCGACAGTCCATGCCGTGAGCGCGAATGACGCGCCGAGCTTCACACACCCGTTTTCGAGGGGGATCGTTGAGTAGCCGCCGAGGTAGTCCGTGTCGGCATAGGTCAGGTACCCGCCGCTAATGGTGGGGATGCCGTTGGGGTTCGTGGCGGAGTAGAGGCTGTATGCCTGCCCGGTGAGCGCTGCGGGCGGTGCGCCGTTCGCTTTAGCCGAGTAGTCATCGCTGAACTCCATGGCGCCCTGCTTGCGACCATAAGTGGAAGATAGTGCCGCATCTCCGAGGCGGGTGGGGAGGCGTGCGTCAGCGACAGTCCCGGCCGTCAGGAGGGACGCGTCGGTCGTTGCTGGCCCTGGAGGACCTGGCACAGTGGAGGCGGCCCCGATCGGCCCAGGGATGGGTGTGGTGGTGGTCAGGATGAACACCTGGGTCCCGGACTTGAAAGCACACTGGGTGCGGTCCACGAGGGTGAAGTCGGGGAACATGCCGTTCGCGTCCGAGATCAGCGTGGTCGTGACCGTGTTCGTGGCAACAAGGGTCAGGTTCAGTGGGGTCAGGAACCCGGTGTCGCCGAGGTCGTAGACGGAGCCGGTCGCGGACTTAGCCACGGACGCGGGGTTCGTGTTGGGGTTGAACGCAGGCAGGCGCGAGAAGGCGTAGACGGTCACGGTGCGGCTCCTGGGTGGCTAGAGGACGGTCGGGATTGCCGCGGGCAGGATGGGTGTAACCGTGACCGGCTCGACGGTGGGTTCGGGCGCGGCGAGCGCGGCGTCTACCTTGGCGGCGGGGAACACGGTCTCGGGGGCGGTTTCGACGGCGTACGCCACGGTTGCCACGGGCTGTTCTGCGGGCTGACTGGCCGGATCGGCGGCGGGAGTGCCGCTCTCGGATTTGAGCCAGCCAGCGCCGCCCATGACCAGCGTGATGGTCAGGCCGTAAACAAGCCCGGACCACTTGCCCAGACCGTCGAACAGGTCGGGGGTGATGAGTGTGACGTTGGCGATCAGGGCTGATGCGACGACACCGCCGATTACCGCTGCGGCGACTTTGGGTGTTGGTGCCAGTTTGCTTGACATGGGGGTTCCTTACGGCTTGGTGAGTTGGGTTGCGAGTTCGGCGAGGACGGCGGCGGGCAGTTCGGCCTTGAGCCGGGCCACGAGCGCATCCACGTCAAGGGGCGCGCCGGTCACGTTGGTGACGGCGGCCGGTTTTGCATTGATGGCAACCAGGATCCCGGCGAGGTTTGTGTTTGTGCCGTCCCCGAGATTCTGGTTCAGGACGGCAGCGGGGAGGCTGGTGCGGGTTGCGTTGTGCTGGAAGTCGGTGAAGCCGGCCACCGTGCCGAGGCTTGTGGTCTGGCCTGTGTCCGCGCCCGTCACGGGGTCCTTGTACGGGACCGGCTGGCGCAGTACCGCGGCGGCCGTGTCGTTCGGGATCTCGTTCTTGATCCGCTCAAAGGCGAAGTTGACGGCGGCAATGATGTTGGCTTCCGATTCTGCGGACAAGGTGTCCTCCTGGACTGGAGTGATGGTGGCGGATTCGAAGCCGATGGATGAGTCTGCAACGACGGGGTAGCCTGCCACGTCCTCAGTCCAGCCGAGGTAAGTCAGTGGATTCCCGGCAGCGTAATAGCTGATGAGGTCATCCAGTGACGGGTGGTGGTGTGGGGTGCTGGTGTTGGCGTCGCTGGATGAGTAGACGCTGCCGTCCGGGGCGCGCAGGGCAACGTGGCCGGCTCGCTCGGTGGCGAGGCTGAACCACACCGGCACCCAACAATCGGGGAAGTCCCAGTCTGCGTGCTGGCTGGTGGAGTTGTCCCACGCCTCCGTGGCAGAGCTATACCGTGCCGGGAGCCCGTAGGTTTGGCGGACATACTGAAGGCACCAGCCGGGGGTGCATGGAATTTCCGGGTTTGGCGTAATGACTTGGATAAAGGTCACGACGCCCCCTATTTCGGCCAGACGGCGTAGATTAGTCCGGCTACCCCGACGAATCCAGCCATTAGCGTGGTGCCTTTGCCCCAGATTTTTTCGCCCTGGCTAGCGCTGCCTTGCTGCTTCGTGACGTAGTCCAAAAACGGGTCAAGACTCTTTTTCAGATCGTCTATGACCTGCGCCAGACCGGCATTCGTAACGTACACACCCGATTCAGCAAGGTTTTTGTCCCGTAGGGCATCATTTCTTTGTTCTTTGGAGCTCTGGGATTCCCGCGCAAGGGACAGTGCTGCAAGGTCGGCGGTTTCCTTGATCTTCAAGGCCTTCTCTTTTTCAATGTTGACCTCCGTATAGCGCCGGTCCCTCTCGTCCGCAAAGCGTTCTTCTGCACGCCGCTGCGCATCTGAGTATTCTTTGAGCGTGTCAATGGTCCAGCCGCTGCTGCTGAATCCCGCGTCGCCTTCTTCGGTAGCCATCAGGACACCTTCGTGACGCGGATCGTGGAGCCGATGGTGACGTTCGCGGAGGGCCCCATCACAAAGGTGATGACCGCACCCGGCGCCAAGTATAGGTTCGGGATGGATACCGATTGCTCACCCGCTGCCGGATAGTTCGTCAACACGTAGGTTCCCGTTGCGGCCGCGTTCTTCACCGACATGTACCCGGAGGTCCCGGCCAGGGAACTGGCATGCCATGTGATCGAATACACCCCACCAAGGACCACCTGGATCTGACCCGCGGCGGGGGAGGTGACGAACTCCGGGTTCTGGCTGTTCGCCGTGTCCAGCGTCAGAGTCCCAGGCCCGCCGCCCGCCGTCGGGACAGCGTTGGATGAGTTGGTCCAGATCGTGGAAATGATTCCGGGGATCCACTGGGTACCGTCGTACACGTCCAGCGGGACCCCGGACAGGTCCGTGCGCGCCGCGACCATGCCCGCATACTTCCCCAGCGGGGGTGTGAGTCCGTCGCGTTCGGCTTTCGTTGCTACCGGGACGATGACGTTTGCCGAGTCAAGGGCCGTGCCGACATTGGGGGTGAGGCTCCATCCGTCCGAGCCTGCCATGGTGGTGGATTTGTTCCACCGGGTTACACCGGTCATTAGCGCCGCCAATCCAGACGTAGTTGACCCGAGGCCGAGTCTGATGGTTTACCGACGAAACTCATGTAAGGGTCGCCGGATATGGAAATGCCCCCACCGGCAATGACTGTGGGGGCGATGGTGGTGGGTATGTCTATGAAGCCCTCGCCGGGCGCGGGGTTCCATCCGGCCGGGATGGAAACGTCGAATGGGCTGCCAACCCGGGTGACGTCACCACCGGGCCGTGACGGGGACGTGTGGGCGTACAGGTGCAGGGTGAGTGGGTCGTTGTAGTCGCCCACGGTGCGGCGCTGAGGGACCCGGAACTGTGCCCGTGTGATCGTCGCCCCGGCAAGTTCGGCCATCGTGTTCCCGTAGAACCAGGAGCCGGTCACCACGTTCGACGTCCCATAGACGGTGCCCTGTGTGACGATGCCGCCGTATGGACGGATCGAATCCCAGCCGCCACCTGACCAGTACGTGGCCGAGTCAAGGGCTGGGGCATTGAACGTACCGACACCGACCGGGGGTGGTGGTGGTGCTGTGCCGCCGCTGGCAATGATCGGGGCGGGGGTGACCCCAACCTTCCCCACTGCGGTCACGTCCCGGCCCTGCCACAGCAGCCGGACCCGGTCACCAACAGTCGGTGTGTAAGCGGCCAGGAACGTGGCCGTGTACGCCACGGAATTGGCGGTGACGATGATCGTGTCCGAACCACCGGGAACGGTCGTGACCGTGGCTTCCCGCGGCCCGTCAGCACCTGCCCTGCCAAGGACGACGTTATGGGCAGGGGCGTCAGGTTTCACGAGCTGCGCGATCAGCAACGACTCACCCGGGGCTGCATACACACCGGAGGGCCACGATGCGTGTTGGGGCACTCCGCCGATCTTCACATTCGGGTAAGTATCTGCGAATCCGCCGACGATCTGCACGCCGTCGAAAGGTTCCGCTACCTGGTCCGCGAGGCTCATGCCGCACCCCTCACGAACAGGCCCACAGCCTGCACATCCTCGATGGCGCACTGGACTGTGATCTGCATCGGCTCAACACCGGACGTGGAGCCCCTTAGCTGGACGTTGGTGACAATCCCGTCCAGCGGGTATGCGGCGCCGTTGATCGTGGGTTGAGCGACCCTCACCCAGTCCCCGATCTGGATTCCCGGGTGAGGCTTGCACAGCACCGTTAGGGGCACCGTTTTCAGGGTCGCCGTGTTCGCCAGGTAGGTCTGGGCGTCGGCCTGCACCCCGTCCTGCGTGGTGGCAATCGCATTATGCCGGGCGATTTTTCGCTTCAGTGGCCCGTCCCACTTCAGGGCGCCTGCCGGGATGGTGGCGAGTGCCTGAATCTCCAATGACGGGTCGCTCGATGTTGATATGACGCCGTTGATCAGGTCAGCGCGCACCTGCTCCCGGTTCAGAGATACCAGGGCGCCGCCGTCACCGCCCTGGATGGTCCAGACGGGCGCGGTTTTCGTCAGAGGGTACACCTCAAGGGAGCCGTTCCCGGACATCCGGTAGCGGGCGCCCACGACCCGGGCGAGGTCCTGCACGGCGGCGAGCCGGTCAGTCTTGTACACGATCGACGCCGGGACCGTGGTGTCCGTGATACCGGTGTCGATGATAACGGGGCAGAGCCCGACCAGGAGCCGCCTTATCTCGGAGAACACCGTAGCGCCGGATGGTGGCGCTTCGGGCGCGATGAACTCCGAATCCTGAATCTCCAACGACAAGTCATCAGCCTGAACCGGGATCGACGCGCCACCGGAGACCCACGTCAGTTGCGGGCCGACGATGCGCCACTGCTCGGTCGGCTGGTTCCGGGAGATTGTCAGCAAGGCGAGGTCCACGGCTTCGACCCCGCAACGGAATGTCAGCAGCAACCTCGACCCGGCCGCGGAGAGGGGCTCATCGAACCCCCAGGGGGCGAGCCTGCCGGTGGGGTCCGTGACCGTAATGGAAGCTTTACCCTGCACGAGGGTACTGTCAGCGCCGTCCCAGTTCACGGACCACGTGGAGACGGGCAGTTCCGGCTCCCTTAGGGTCCCGTCATACCATGCAGCGACAGTCAGCCTCGCGTTCGGGACGGAGCCCCCGAGGGCGTCAAGCATCCCCGCCGATAGCGTTCTCACAAAGGACTCCTAGAGTGTGCTGAAGATGAGCGGGTTTTTCTGCCAGTCCAGATACGTGGTCGCCGCGGCCCGGGTCTGCACTTGGTCGTACGTGTAGCCGGCAAGGAGCTGCTGCACCTGGTCATAGGTCACGGACCCGGTCACGGCGGCTTGGAGGACCGCGGCGACAATGTCCCCGGTGACCGTCCAGTACTGCTGATGCCCGCCGGGCAGGTGGGTAGTGAAGGGTTCCTGCGTGACGTTCCCGTTCAGGTACGCCAAAGCAGGCAGGCCCACCATCGCCGGCAGGGACCGGACCAGCAGGATCGGGGCCCCCCGGATAAGGTCCCGGAACGCGGCGGCGTCCGCGACGGTGAAGGTCCGCAGCCTGTGTGTCACCCTGGACGATTCCAACCGTTGCCCGCCAAACGCAACCGGGTACGAGGACCCAAGTATGGGGATCAGGGCACCGTTAGCCTTGTCGTAGTCGAAGATCTTCAACGACTTCGCATCCAGGACCGCCGTACCCAAAGCGTCCCGGGTGAGGGTGAACTTCAGGCACTTGTCCGGCTGCAGAGGGTCCTGCAACCACGCGTACGCGCTCGGCAGGGTGATCGTAGCCGCAGCCACAACCACCCCGTTGACGAGGAGCGTGTACGTGATGGGCCGGTTGGTGGGGGCGGCCCAGTCCGTGTCCACGACCGTGTCGATGAACTGTTTAGCCCGCCACCCTGGCGCGGTTTCCGTGCGGCCTTCACACAACCGGGTCAGAGCGAACGTCGTGGTCGTGGTGACCCCGGAGACCGTGACCCGGACAGCGGGGCCCCTGGATGTGGTTTCATCGATGGTTTCCAGTTCCAGGACGTACGGGCCACTCGTGGAGTAGACAACAGTCATCGGCGCATCCCTCCGATCTGGCGGGCCACGCCGTCAATGGTCTGGTTGGTGAGATCCACGATCCGGGTGTCGATGATCTTCCCGTCAAGGATCAGATTCACCGTCACCGGCCCGCCACCACCGGATGGGGTACTGGGCAGCCGTCCTGTTTCGTTCGCACGCAACAGGGTCCCCGCCCCGATGGACTCCACCGAGGACCGCTTCATGACAATCTCGCCGGGGGTAAGCATTGCCGGGACAGTGTCAGTTCCCGTGGGGATGAACTTCGCGAAACCGCCGGAGGCGAGATAGTTGATCATCCCGCCATGGGCGTGTGGGGGCGCGAAGGTTCCCGGGGTGAAGGGCGTCATCGACGGATCATCAGGGCTACCTCCACCCCTGACCTGTGTGGTGATCGCGGTGATCTGAACTTCCCGGTGTCGGGTCAGTGCAGCGAGAGCCGCCTCCGCATCCGCTGTGTTAATTGCCAGCTGCACTGGCGGGACAGATGTCGGGATCGCCATGAGTTTGTCGATGTACGCCGAGACGGCATCCGCATCAACGCCGTGAGCGACAGCATTGTCGATGATCTGCTGCCGCATGGCTGCCATCTGCGCCTTGGCTTCGCTTGTTGAGTTAGACAGTCCACCGTTGGCTTCCACAACAGCCTGGAGCCCTGAGACCTGGCTGTTGAGCTGTCCCCGGAGCGCCACCGAAGCCGCCGACATATCACCGATGTTCGCAGTCGTGAACGTGATCTGCTTGCCGACCTTGTCCACGTGGGTGCCCATGTTCGCCAAGGAGGAGTCAAACGCGTTCTGAGCCTGCGCCGCGGAGATCGCCTTACCGTTGAGCCCGTCGAGGGTCATCTTCAACAGACCAGCCGCGTCATTCTGCAACTGCATTTTGAGGGTCGCGTCAGCCGTAGACTGGGCCGTCTTATCCTGCGCGTCCGCGGCCCGCTTGTAAGTATCAGCAGATACGCCGTAGAGACCTGCCTGCCTCTGGAGTTCCTGCGCCTGCGCCGTCACTGCCAGCGTGGTCGTGTCAGTCGCTGCCGCTATATCGACGTTGCTCTGCTTTGACCTGTCAATGGAACCCTTTTGGGTATCGAGAGTCTTGGTGACAATGTCGATGGCGTTGCCCATTTTGTTCTGATCTTCCGAGGCGACACGTGCCGCCGAACCGCCGGCAAACACATGCTTGGTGTAGTCGTTCTGGAAATCCCTACCCTCCTTGACGTGGTTGTTGACGATCTCCTGCGCCGCCGCGTTCCCCATCAAAGCGTTCGTGAGCGTTGTCTGGGTCAGGCCCAGTTCCCTCCCTGCGTCGAATGCGCCAGCGTCCGAGAGGGCCTTGGCCGCCTGTAACCGCACATGGATCCCAAGGGCCTCGTTGTCGTCCTTGATCGCCTGCGTGTAGTCATTGAAGGACCGGGTCGCCTGGTCAGTTCCGAGAGCCGAGGTTGCGGCCATAATGCCAAGACCGGCGATGGCTGCGGTGATGATCCCCACCACGGGCACGGCGAGGTTCAGGGACACGCCGAACGCGGACACCCTCAGGGCAGACAGGAGCGCCGTCTCCCCAAACGTGGACACGGCGCCCTTAGCGATCGTGAACGCCGGACCGATCATCAGTGCCCCGGAGGTGATCCCGGCGAGGACGGGGAGCGGGAGGGCGTTCAGGACATCGGTGAGCCCGTTCAGGAATCCCAACACCACGGGCCCGAGCGGGGCGAAAGCGGACAGGATCTGCCCCGCCAAAACGATCAGGTTCTCGATCAGCTTCATTGTCCCGGGCAGGTTGTCGATCGCGTAGGTGATGAACTCGCTGAAGCCGTTGGTCCCGGGGAAGCTGAACAGCCACTGCGTGAACTTGCTCAACTCGATAGCGCCCATGTTCACCAGGGTGTTCATCTGCTGCAGCCCGGACAGGACGCTGGTCAGGACGGACCCGCCCATTTGCCCCAAGACTCCGGACATGTTCCCCACAAGGGTGGTCAGGTACGGCATCTTCACGTTGAGGGCTTCAACTGACGTGTTGAAGCCTTTTAGCATTTGCACGGCGGACGTGTCAGCCAGTGAGTTCAGGTTGCCGGTGAGCTGGTGCAGGCTGTCCGCGTAGTTGTTTCCAACAGCGGTACCGTCCTGCATCTGGTCCTTGATGCCCTTGATGGCCAGGACACCGGAGACGCCCATGACGCCGAACCCGACACCAAGCCCGACCGCCGCAGCGGAGATGGCCGCAACCGGGCCCAGAAGTGCAGGGGCAAGGCCGATGAGGATCTGCAACCCGGAGACGCGCTGGCTGTTCGCCTTGTTTGCACTGGCTGCCGTTTTTTCGTCGGACTTGGCCTCTACCTCGTTGGCCGCAGCCTGTTCCAGAGACTTCCGGACAGACTCCGCTTTGGCAGCGTTCAGCGCTTCCGTGGCGATGATTAGTTTCTTTTCCGATGCTTCAGCGTTCCGGTCGGCCCGGGCGGATGCCTCCGTCGCAGCCGCGAGCTGGAGGTCGGTACGGCCGCCCTTTTCCTTCATCGCTGTCAGACGCTCATGCGCGATGTAGGCGGTCGATGCGGTGTTGGCCGCCTGCCGGGTGGCGACTTCGAGGCGCTGCTCAGCGATCGCTACTTCGTTGAGTTTCGCAATCGCCGTGCCGACGTTCGCGTCAACCTTTACCTCAGGGTGGAGCGCGCCGACCTCTTGGGCCTCAACCTTGGCTTCCTCCATGCCCCGCTTGAAGTCGGAGTCGTCAACGGTGAGTTTCGCGTCGATGCTGCCTGTTGTGGTGGGGCCGGTCATGGCTTACGCTCCCTGCGGTGTCGGTTCGTCGTTGCGGTGAGTCGCCTGCCACAGCCGGGAGTCGGTCTTGTGTAGAAGCCCATGGATCAGGTCCCGGAAC